CACGGCGTGGGCTTCACTTCTGCACTCCGCAAATTGCGTGAGAAGTGTTGATGGGTCCTGGGAGCTTTTGTTCACACTTTCGTGTGCCGTCTCCGGTCGGAGACGGGGACGCCCTCCCTGGGCGTCTGACTTGGGTTTCTTTAAGGAATTTGCCAAGAATTTTCTTTCATTTGTCATCAGAACTTTGTGGTTAAGGCCGACGTGTGTGGACAGCGTCTTTAAACTTAACTGTCTGAGGGGCCGCGGGCCCCAAGGGGTGTCGTCCCCTTCCCTAACGACCTTGCTTGCAAGAGAATTGGTGAGAGAGTTGGTGCGGTAAGCGTTGACACGTTCCTTTCATAAACGTGTCCGTTTCCCCGGGTGTTCGCAAACGCCCGGAGTGCAGATCTTTCTGTGATCAGGCTGAACGTGTTCCTTGTAGAACGGTGATAAGAGATGTTGTGGGAGTAGTGCCCCTAGAAACATATCCCTCTTATCCATGGACCACCTGCCAAAGGCACACCGTGATGCCCGGTCCCTTATATTCCACGTCGTACCTGACGCGTCAGGGTTTACCTCCGATTATGAGCCTCGCTCTAATCCATGCAAGTGCCCTAGGGCCAGGATGGTCACCTACGACCCCGCCGACTGCACCGGTTATCCCGCAGAAACCCCCGCTAGCAAACGGGTTCATGTCTCAATTCGTTGAGTCTGATAAACATTGCTACCTCAATTTGTTCGTCAAAACAGCACGACGTGATGCACGTCGACGGCTTGATCGGCCTCATAATTTGATCGACCTCTTCGTCGCTTTACATGAACTTCCTAACAACGATTTTGATCTCGCTGTTGAGTGGCGGACCAAGAAGCGGGGCAGAGGTCCCTTGCTTCTCCACATCGATCGTCTGCGACATGGAGACAGGAGGCCTGTGCTCAAGGCAGGTGCGTATGTCGAGTCCCTTCGTGAAGTGCTTGATACTTTTCGTGGTCTCGACTGGGGCACGGTCACAGTTGCCGGCAGAAAAGCACGAGGTACCTCTAGTGCTTCCAGTCTTCCTCCTGTTGACCAAAGACGATGCGTTTTCGTCTACCCGAAGACGCTGCAAGAGCAGCTGGCTCTTACGCCAGTCTTCGACGAGTGCAGGTGCCAACTCCACATCAAACCGCAGGCCTTGCAGTTGGAACCTGAAAACGTTCAACTGCTGGCGAGGGCAGGGAAAGCCCCTCCCTTACAGGCCGCGGCCAGGGGGGAGAAACACCTTTGCCAGATGCATCCTAGCGCAAGGGCGAAGACAAGGACGCTGGTGGAGCTTGCAGCGACAGCTGAGGGCCATCAGTGGGAGCAGGTAGAAGTAGTGGAAGAAATGAAAGGGGTCGTGTCCCCGACCCTGGCCAAGGTCACGGACTTCGGCCTGGCCTATTGTGGCATGCCTGTCATTAGGGCAGATTGCCGCTGGCCAGTCGGACAAATCCAGGGGCCAGAGGGCCTTTTGGGGGACTTTGTCGCTCTTCATGGGTGGACAGGACTATACGCCCACAAGCACTACCTTGTGGAGGTGGTGGAACGAAGAGGCCAGAAGATTGTCCATTTGCGGGAGGACAAGACACGCAAAGGGGCGTCACATGAGGCGGCCATAGAACTCCGAGCGACCCTTGTCAGGATGGCACGAGAAGACCCATCGCTGAGAATTGGGGCCTCTTCTACTGGGTCAGGGGCGGCGACACCCACGCACACCGGGGACCGACGGGGTGGCTCAGTGGCCTGCCCGTCGTTCCCTGATGTAGATGAAGGGCTTCCAGATGACCACCCTGGCGGGAAAAACCGGTATTGCTGGGCCAATTTCTTCCATGAGGACAACCAACATTCTGTTGCGACAGATTTGTTATCTGGGCCTTTGGTCCTAAAACTTCTCCCTGCACTTGAAAGCTACGGCAGAGCGAGCCTGTGGCATGGCCTGACATACGCGAATGGCTGGCTCCACGTCACCTCAGGGCTAAAGAAGCGCGACGTGACTGGATACAAGTTCATGACTGCCACGGCCTGTTCGTCAATCGTCACCTTTCTTGCGAGCGAGTGTAGGTGCGATTTGAGGACAGTACGAGTCGGGTGGGATGGCTTAGGGGCGAGTCCTTTACAGGACGCCTCGTCAACCTGTCCAGGGTGCGGAGGACGACATCGTTCAGACTTCAACGGTGTACAGACCGAGGAGGGTTACTGCTACCAGAAATCCTTACAAGGGGACGAATTGAAAGAGTGCTGCAGACTGGGACCTCTCGCAGACGTTGTGCTGGACTCTGGCATAACAGGCCTGCTTGCGCTTCTGCGCAGCCTCGACGATGTGGCAATCCCGGCGTTTGATCTGCGGCTTGTCGTGCGGTCGTCAGGCCTCGGGCCTGGACTGCTCCACCTGTCATTTTCCTCCACAGGCCATGTGCCACGGCACACCCTTGTGAGGGCACTCGAGGAGGTGGCCAAGGCCGAATCGAGCGATCTGGTCGTCGGGTCATGGGGACTGTGTCTTGAGGATGACGACATAGAAGATGATGATGACGATATGCCACCTCTCTGCGAGAATGACGGCCTCCCTCCCACCTGGGTGCCACCTGGACGCTTGCCACTACAATCCGACGTGGTGGGACGCCTAGCCGCGCAACACGTCTCACCGTCGTTCGACTGGACGAAGTACGGCGCCCTGTTGGATCCCCAGCCAGAGTCACAGCCAGGGCTGGACGACGACCTGGATGGTTTTGGCCTTCCGGACTGCGGTGCTGCCGTCTGTGCGGACGATGTTGATGATTTGTTTGATTCTGAGTGGGATGAAGCTTTCCCTGTCTCCGGTTCGAATCCGGATGAAAAGCGTCGCCTGTCCGGCGGGTCCGCTTTCTGCCCTGAACCCGTCGACTGGCTCCCTGGTGCGGTGACGCAGTCAACGTCAAAACAAGGACATTGTATTAAAATGGTCTTTAACGCAGTGGCTCGTGCGTTGCCTTCGACATGGGCAAGGTGGGACCCGTCTTTCCCTCTTCCACGTCTTACAACGGCGCAAACGCACTGTTCTGCGCTACCAAACGTCATGTACCCTGTGGCAGAACTGAGGGCGGCAAAGAAAACCCGACGAGATCGCTTTAACGCCCGAATGGACGCGTTGCTTGCAGAGTCTATGCGCATTTCAGAACAGGAGACATTGCGGAAGTTGGCGTTCGACCCTGAGCCCCACGTGCCAGATGGGATCTCATGGCTGGGGTTGTCCCCCTCAGCAGCCATGAGGATGGCTATGGGCATAGGGACCTGGTCAGGGGCCGGCCCGTCCCGTTATGGGAAAGGCCGGCCTCAGGGCAAGCTTGTTCATGATTTGTTCAGAAAACGACGGCGTAAACCGCGCCCGCCCAACCCTCGCAAGTTGAGAGAAGGCCCAGCACTTAGCCAGGAAGCCGAGGCGTACTTGGAAGCCGCTTACCAGTCAGCCGTCAGGGACCGCCTGTTGCTCAAGAGGCCACCAGACAAAGTCAAATTGCAGGTGGGCAATCAAGTCGTCCACGGTGCAACAGTTCGGCTCGCGGCGTCTTACCGTCACGAAACTTCAGAAGGACCAGTCTTGAGACGGACTTGGCTGGTCCAGCTTCCTTCCGTCATTGGCATTTCTCTCTATGGTCCCTCCGCGTACACGCAGCCTCAGCATGTCCTCATTCAAAATGGTGGCAAGGTGAGGCGCAGACAAGTCACCATAGTATGTCAATGATAGGCACAACTCACAGATTGGATGCTCACACAGGCTCCTGTGTTGTTCCCTTCTTGGAAGGGACGTCGCAAACATTCTATCATCGGGAAAATCTTTTGGAATCTCCTGGGCCCTATCACTGGGCCCTCACATCGAAATGTCGAAACAAACTGGCCCATGCGCTGAATGGCAATGGCTCCACTGCCCCGGTCTGGTCGCCCGCTCAGCCAAGAAGTTACTGGGGAGGTCAAGGGCCGGCCGACCCTCTTACGGACACCAGTGTCATGGCCGCTTGGTTTGTCAGACAAACCCCGCTCGACGACAACGTGAAGTATTTACAGCACACCGTGCTTGCGCTAGAGGCACGGTGCCGATTCTTCGAGCAAAAACACGCCACTTTGTCTTCTGCGGCGCTTCCTCACAGACCCGTGGACTGCAAGAAAGTCTGTGGCCATTCACATGCAGACTTCCAAGCCCCCGCGGAATGCAGGGGTTTCCTCCATGGCCACCTGGAGAGTGAAGAGGAGCATGCCCCTCCTTCTCTTCAGCGGGCCGCACCCACTGGCCCGGTCGCAAATTATCTTGCAGGCCCGTCCGTCGTACGCTTGCATCGAAATGGGCTTGGAATGTTGACTTCGGTCACGTTGGGTCCGCCCGGTTCAGAGTTAAGACTTCGTCTTCTCGGGACTCACAAAGCGGGTGTTGCGACAGACGATCTGCTAGTCAGGTCCTACCGGTCCCATTGGGGCCAACTAACTTCTCAGCTCGTTGCTGTTGGTCAGAATCCGGAGTTGCCACTAGTCTTTGACGAAGGAGGTACGGTGAAGGTCGACAGCACACTAGCTAAAACTCGTTGCGGCCATGCCGCTGCCGACTTTGGGCCAGGGACCAGTGAACGTACCCACGCGGCAAGGGCCGTTCCTGGGGACGTCACTGGCTGCTATGCCCAGGATCAAAGGGCGGCTGAGGTGGCCGAAGCACTGGCCCAAGCCAGGAATGACGCGGTTGCAGAGTCTCGTCGGGCACTTTCAAGTAGGCTACACCTGGTCAGGCCCACCTTTTCAAGAGCCACGGCGATCGAGTCTGCGGCTGGCGCAGGCTTCTCACTCAAAACACGCCTGGGCTCTTTCTATGTGGACAAAGGGCCCCACTGCTGGGTCGGCCACGAGACCACCGGCGAGCTAAGAGACTACCGGAGGCACTTTTTCCGGGAGTTTTGGTCTGAGTATGTGTTCACGCCACAGGGGCTGCTCTTGGTCTATCAGAACCAAAGTCCCTTTGACCAGGCAAAAATGGCAAAAGCGCTAGGACTCACAGTCTCTGAACTTGAACAAGCAATGCCTCCGGTCCAAGCCGGATTCACTGCCCACGTCGTCTACGCGCCTTCTTATGCGGGGCAAGCCCGCACTGCCACTTCTTACCTGTCCGCCTTTCCGCCTACAATGAGGCCAGACGCGGTGGTTGCGTTGCGTTCGTCACCTACTGTCGCCCAAGTCAGAACCTACGTCGGCACGCGACAGGTCAACTGGCCTAAAATTCAAATAGGGCGCACTTCTTCTGGATGGTTATGTTCACCGAATGGCAAGTCAAGCATGCTTGATCTGCTGTCAAACACCAAGTTCCTTGTACATGATAGAGTTCTCTAAGGATTCTTTGTTCAGGGTCCCCTGGCCTGAAAATCTTGCTAGCGGGACAGAGGCCCTCTTGCTAGGGCCGAGCCATGAACATGACACTTTGTCAGAGGCCGAGGAGGCCTTCGTCAAGGAACACGGTGAACTCTATTCGGAACCACAGCTCCTGTCCCTCAGGTGTTGTGGAAAACAAGATCCCGGGTCGCAAGATGTGGCGTATGGCGAGGTCAGTGGGGTGTTCGTGGTCAAGCATGCACCGTGGGGTGTGGCTTGTCCGTTGAAGTACCTTGAGAAACGACACACGTTCCAAAGGTCCGTCCTGCCGGTGGGCTCTACCTGTGGCGCGCCGTTCAACATGTCGTTGCCAGGCCACGCCCACGGAGTCCTTTGCCTCGAAGGCGTGGCGCAGCAGCATGTCGCACCCTGCTACCTAGGACCCCAGCGCCACCACTCAATGCCTGAACACTTCGTGGTTAAAGCGCTTGAAGGAAACAGGAGAACCTGCAACAGGACAAGGCCTTCAGCAAAGGACGCACCTTTAGAGCTAGTCGAGTGCTCTCACTGTGGCGAACAAGGCAACCGCTCGCCCTGGGTGGGTCATTGTGACTCCTGTTGGGCGCAAGCCGCAGGGTTTGACGTGCCACCAGCGTGGTTGCTTGTGCCAGAGCGACGTACGGCATTGACCTCACGCTTAACAATTCGGAAGTCTCCTCTCACGGCCTACTGGAGCAGTGTGAGGACCCCTTTTCCGCTGACGGGCCCTGCACATAGGCCAGGAGAGGTCAACGACTGCCGGGATCCAGCTCGGTCCTCGGAACCGCATGGACTGGTGCTTCATCGGGCACTGTCGACCCGGTTTGGTAGTCCTTCGTGGCTGTTCAATCGCGTCGTCTCTGCCTTTCTCAGTGCCCTCCCCACAGAAGGGAAAGTCCTTGTCACGGCAGGGTTTGACCGTCCACTCGAACCAGGGTGCACTGTCGTAAAGCCCTGGCCTAATTCCGTTGCGTTTGTCCAGCCAGGCGTGACACCGCCCAGTGGGTTCAGACCTGTGGTGGTGCCGCTGGCGACTGGCCACCCACGAGAACTTGCCTTCTGGCGGTTGCTACCCTTCTATGTGGCGCCTGACACCATCCAGTTCCACTCCGTCAATGACTACGAAGTCAGTCACCCCACCTGGCAGTACAAGCATGGCCTGCTTAGAGCAGAGCCCAGGAAGGAGGAACTGTGGACGTGGAATCACAACAGCACGACGCTTGCGATGGCCGGCGCGTCGTATGGCAGAGGCGGAGCCTTGCGTGGAGGTGCAGCTCGCTTCAGGGAGAGGCTAGGCCAGTCCCCCGACGTCTACGGTTTTGACGAGTACACCATCCTTTCTGATGCCAAGGCCTTGTATGTCCATTTTGACAACCCCCTCTACGAAAGAGTGGACTTTGAGGCCTCACTTAAGACAAGAACCGGGCCCACGTACCGGACAGCCGACAGTAGGCAGTCCCCGCAGGCCTCGAGAGTTCCGCCCTGTGATCGGTGGGCACAGGACTATCAGGAGTGGGTGGCCCGTGTAAAGGCGTCAGTGGTGCCTCCCCTCCCAAAGGACCCCTTCACAGGGCTGGGGTGGGAGTTTCGCCAAGGCCTACCGTACTATCCTCTCTCTAGGGCCTACAGGGCCGCAGAGGTTAGTCACGTTAGACACGCCAAGGCCACTGGCCTACATTACCTAGACGTGCCCAAACTGCCTCCGTCTCGTCCTACCGCCACCCTTGTCGCCTTGGTGGTGGAGGTTAGCAAGTGGGCGAAGAAGGCCGGAGGAAAAGTGGTACTTACCGCCTCCCCGGACGGCCCGCCGCCTCCCGCTACACTAGGGTTCTTGCCGCTTGCGCTCAATAATAAGCGAAAAGATTGGATTAGCGTCGGACCGGCCACGGTCGAGCTCCCTCGGGAGTGGGCGTACCTTAGGCTTGCCGCGTTAGTCGCGCCGGACGTCACGCAGTGGTGGGTGGTCAATGGGCGAGAAGTTGAGAAGGCAGTTCTCCCCCCTCTTGTCGAGGGCAGGTTGTCCAGCTGGAATGACGTGACAATTGACCCGCTTCTCCTCATGTCCACCACAGGGACATGGAAGTGGTCCTTGCAAGAAATGGCGAGGTGGATGCCGTTGGCCGGCGTCTATGGGGTTGATGAGCTTGCTCTTGCCGACGCACCTCTCACGGTGTGGCACCCTTCTCGCAGTCCTCAGCTTCTCTCGACCTGGCATTTCCCTTTGGACGGAGGGTGGCCAGACGCTGAGGTCTATGCAGGGGGCAAACTCCTGCTCTCTGGCAGGCTTAACCGCTTGACCGTTCAAAAGAAAATACGCCAAGAAACCCTGGCTCCACGACCTCCTGCCAGTAGCCCCAAGGGTGCAGGCAGTCGTGCGCGCGACCTGTGGCTCGACCGCCTTGAGGAACTTGCCTCACGACAGGAGTTGCAGGAGGTCCTCGACCCTCTTGATGAGTTTCCCGGCAAGGCAGAGACCGTCCTTTTCGTCACCTATGGAACCAGAGGCGATGAAGTGCCTGTGGAGTACGCCGCCCGAGTGGCCCAGGCGATGGGGTACAGGGTGGCGCTTTGCCGTCTTGAACGGACGTCCTCAGCGCAGTTACGTGCCTTCATTTCAGGTGACATCAAGGGGTTCATGGCCAGCTTTGTCTCCCTCTTTGCCATGGGCAAGTATGGATTCAAAGGGGTGGTCATGCCGCAGGTCGCCGGGCCTGGGAACACCGTGAGCTACGAGCTTACGGCATGGCAACACACAGCGGCGCCCGTCTTTGCAAACGTCGCGGTCACCGCTGCGGTCAACATGTTCATCAGGGCAAAAAGACCACTGTTACTCATCGGTGCAATGACCGGCTGCAACTTCCCACGCTCGGCCAATGGCAAGACCAGGTTGCGTTTCTACAAGGGCCGTCGTGAACCACGAGTGGGGTGGGTTGCAGGCAGTGACGGCCTTGAAGCAGTGCCTGAGGAGGTGCGAAAGCTTGAAAGGATAACGGATCCAGACCATGAGGCCGCTTTTAGGCGCTACACTGAAGTGTGGTGCGCCGGGGGGCAAGGGACAGTCCAGACAATATTAGCCGCTGGAGCGAAGCCTCTTGTGTACGCGCCGGGGTTCGATCGGGTGATGGTTGAAGGCACAGAGCATTGCCTCTATGCACCCGATTTCACAGCATTGGCGGTGATGATGCGTCATCTGACAGGACAACGGTCATCTTTCTGGCATGGGAATGAGTGGCTGGCCTGGCTCAAGTTCAAGTGGCTAGCCTTGGATCCTTGGGACCTCGTAAGGGCTGTGCTTTTCTTGTACCATTTCCGCCAACTCCCCCGGACGTTGCCGTCACTTCTGGCCTCTTTTCCCGAGCTACTGTCGGTTCTGAGGTATAGCTTTCTGTCGATGCCGGCCTATGCACTTGCGCTTGTGTTCAGGTATCCTGTCCTAGTCACGTACGCAGGTGTCCCCGTGACCATGTTTCTCGTCACGGTCTTCAATCTGGTGCTGGCGTTGTCAAAGTTACGACTCGCGGCACGCTCTGGGACGTATCTGGCAGTCAAAGTCGTGCCCACTTTCCCGTATGTGGAGCATGTGATGGTCAAAGACGTGATCGCACGCGAGAGCCTCGAGATGCAGTGGCAGGGCAACCGGAAGAATCTTCGCAACCCTTTCAGAGGGGTTGTGAAGCATGAGTGGGCTACGCAGCACTTCCATCGCGCTGACGAAGTGTGGATCCCTCTCCCTGTCAATTATCCCGAGGCACGGCGTAGAATGCTTTCCAAGGCAGGACAGTATAGCCCCTGGTTCAATTGTCACACGACACTCCCCGATGTTACGGACTATGCGTTCCTGTCAACGACACTTGTGGTGGTCGCGCAACTCGCAATTTTCCCAGTGACTGCCGCAGCGTTCTTGCTGTTTCTTTTCCGTAAGAACTTCACCTGCTCCTTTGCGGACCTGCCGCCTGATTCGTTCTTTCGCTATGGAACCACCAAGGAGTATGCAGACCTCGCCGCCGAACTCCTTAGGGCCGAGGAAGCACAGGCGTTGGTGACGGGCCTCGTCACCGCCACGGTCGCGGACCAGGTGGTCCCGGCGGTGGTGGAGGGCAAGGGAGTGGCGCTGAACGCAGTCCACGACCCGCTCACAGCGGCGCCGACCGTTGAGGAGGAAGCACGAAGGTGGCTGGACGAACACCCACCGGAAAAGGCCCCTGCCCTTGAAGAGTACATGATGCATGCAGCCGCCCTCGCGGAGCACGCTAAGGAGCAAGGCTGCGGGGATCTTGAAGCCTACCATTGTGCCGTCCTCGCGCTCCATGACGCCCTGATGGCGCTTCCTGAGCCTAAAGAAGTCGTGAAGTGGCGTCAAAAGTGGGTCCCCGCGGTCGAAGAGGGGCTCAATCAACCACTTCAACGCCTGTCAAAGTACCTGAGTTCCTCTTTGCACAAACTTCCCGCCGGGGTAAGGGCTGTGCTGAGCAAACTCTATTTGTGGCTAGAAGGCGTTGGGGCCAAGTTGAAGACGTACGCCTTTGAAGTCTACCATCTGCTAGCCTGGGCTGGTGACAGACTGGCAGAAGTCTCGCTCTGGGCGTGGGAAGAGTTCTCTGCCGTGGTCACCCCCTTCATCGACCACTTGTTTGACCGAGGGCTCGCAAGACGGCTCAAGACTGTCTGGGCTCTCGGAGGGGTGGCTAAGAATCCAGCAATGGCCGCACAACGTCGCTTGCAAGAACATTACGCGTTGGCGACTTACGAGAGGACTGGCGTCTTTGAGAAGGACTATTACGATGCTATTGAAGACATCAAGTCGCATCTGCCTCCCAAGGAGTGGCCTCGTGACGACCCTGGGCGGCTGTTCAAGAATTCTCGTTTCAAGGATCGCACGAAGGGCCTTTGGGTGAAAGCGCCGTCGGACGTAGCCGGCATAGGTGGCACCCAGTACCGACCTGTGCGGTGCCCGGGCAAACCTGTGATGTCTGCCGCCGAGGCCGAGGCCGTCTTCGGGGATGAGTGGGAGAAGAAAGCCTGGGAGGATGTCTATCTCACCGACCAAGTCAACGCAAGACTACAACGAGGCGCAACTCAGCATGTCGACCATATGTGGGAGGTTGATGAAAGACGCGACCCAGGTCAAGTCGCAAGTGTCATGTTCCGGATGCAAGAGAGGTATGCTTACTACGGCCTAGAGTTTGACCCCACCGAGGAGCCAATCCCTCCGCTCGTCACCGACCAACAACAAGCACTCTATGACGACATCGCCCGAAGGATTGTCGCCAAGTGGCCAGAAAAGTACGGCAACCGTAAAGTCACCGCACCTGAGGCTCTCATGAATTACCTGGAGTGGGACCGCGGTTCGGGGCCGATGTTCGAGAATTCGGCACGCGGGGCGCATGAACGCCATGCGCTCCCTCTCTCACATAACGCCTCGCAGAACCAGCTAAACAAACGGTGGAAGATGTGGGAAGCAGGTCTCGGCTATGCCGTGCTCAAGAAGTGCTACGCCGATGCAACTAACGGCAAGGTGGACGTCCAACAGTTCTCGGCATTTGTCAAGTCGCAACCAACCCCAAAGGACAAGCTAGCAAGGGGCGTGACCTTCATGCCACTCACACAGTGGTTCAAGGGCATGATGGAGTGCTTCGCGCAAAACCAACGTGTCACCTATCGCACGACTTATGTCGGAAAGAATATGCCTCTAAATCAACACATGTCCGACTTCTTTGAACGGGTAAGAAAATACCCCGTGAAAATGGAGGGAGACGCACGCCAGATGGATTCCAGGTTCCAAGATTTGCAGCTGTATGGCCTCGGCCGTATCGCCTATCATGCTTGGACCGAGGGCTCACCTCTGGTAGACAACGGCGCGGCCATCGCGTCACATAAACAAGAAAGGTACCGCGCTCTTGCTGACGGCTGGATTTTCAACCTGCACGTGAGGAAGGGAATCCATCCAATGGCAGTGCTCAAGACCTCTATGGCTCACCCTAATGCCGCACGTTATTCTAACGTGACGGCCAAAAGGAGAGGAGGAGCCACAGGGTTGGAAGACACTACTGACCTCAATACTGATGCCAAGAAACTCATGACAGTTGCCGCCCTAGTCGAGTTCGGCCAGATGATCGGCAAGCCGGTTCATCCGTCGGATGTCCTTGATGAGACAAAGTTCATCGAGGTACACACGTCCGATGACAACATGAAGGGGATAGACGTGGAAAAGTTGTATGGCATTACTGTGCAACAGTTCCATGACCTTCAACCCCAGTTCATCGAGGCGTTCGCCAGACATCAACTCGATATGACGTTCATCTTCCATGAGGACGAGGGGGGAAGGTGGCTGGAGTACCTGTCACACTTTTCAAGGCCCCTGACTGTCGAAGACAGGAGGACCTTGGACCGTGTGAACACGATCTACAGAGCAAAAGGGATTTTCACGCCAGAACAAGAGTTGACTGATCCGATCACATCCCTTCCACCCACGCATGTCGTTTATCAGAACACCAAGGCAATGGATGGGAGGCAAACTGCGAACAACGCCTATAAGCAGTACAAGTTCAGAGATCGCTACCTTCTAGCGCTGGTTGCGCGCGACGCGGGGCAAGCACAGCTCAAAGCCCACAATGCAAAGTCCTACCTGCATAATGTCTCGGTCTACACCACTAACGCCGTGAGGTACCTTGCGGCTGCCGCGTTCCCTGATACCTGTCGCAACAAAGAAGGCATTGCGCAGTGGCCCTCAGACGAGAAAGAACTCGCCTTTGTGAAGGCACACCTACATCTGTCCTATGAAGATGTTGTGTGCCGTATGCCTGTCATCCGAGTTGACAAAAACGTGGTCACGCGGCTGTGGCCACGCGAGGGGGGGCCGCCTGCCGAGTTCAGGGCAAGGCTCCAGGATCTTTCGGAAGCTAAAATGGCCGCTTACTCCAAAATCGTCCGGGATCATTACAAGGCGTCAAGGACGCCTGCAAACAAGGCTGACATCATTCTCGGTAAAATCAATAAAGGCGTCCTTGGTGCAGACGAAGCATTCAAGGACGTCGTCGACCTCCTCAGGCGGGAGGTCGAAAAATTACCAAGGAAACTTACAAGAGGTGTTACGCCCAGTCTAGACATGATCTACCCTGACGAAATCTGGGATGGGTCAGGCTATGTAGAGGCGGTGGTCTATCTAGCTGAGGAAGAAGATTCACTTAGAGTGGCGGCTCCTGTCACCTCCGAAGGCTTCAATCGCCGGTTAAACCAGTCGCCGTATGCAGGTTGCTGCAATGGCGCCGCCGCTTTCTATCGGTTTTCCACCCCTGAAGGACGCGCACAACTCCATGCGCACCCCAAGTGGGTGTATCAAAACATGACGTGTCTGGTGTCAGTACTCTACTCGTTTTTCTGGTTCGTCGAAAGGTGGATACTCCGCCTTCCATTCATCGGCCTTGCTTGGGCATTGATGATGTTTTATTTAATCGACGTGACCAAGATTTACGCAGTAGGAGGGCTTCTGTTCTGGCACTGGCAACTCAAAGCGTCACCAGTGATCTCCGGACTTCTGCCCCGCGACGTATACATTCACTCCAAAAGGTTCTCGGATTGGGTGGTGGGCCTTCTCCCCATCGGATTAGGCTACCTACTCAGGTTCGACGCGTTCCTAGCGTGGGGGGGCTGGGCGGCAGAACAGTTGGCGAAGTTTTGGCAACACGGCATGCACGTCACTCCCATGACCTCGACACAGCCGGGCCGAGTACAAAACGAGTGGGAATCCATCGCGGCCGAAGCTGCGCTCCAAATGGCGGCAAGTCCCCTACACGTAGCCTCAGTGGAAGGCCCCACAGGGACGGGCAAAAGCACGTTCCTGGTGTACGCTTTGATGAGGTTAAATCTCTTAGAGAGGGGGGGGATCCTTCACCTCGTCGCTCCTTACGAGACACTACGGGATGACTGGTCGTTACCGTCGTGGTTCGCTCTGGGAAGCCATGACTCCCCCGAAGAAGAAAGAAACAGCCTCTATCAACAAATGGACGGCAAGACACAGCTCAGGCCCAACACAAGGATCGCCCTCTGGACGTATGGCAGCTTCCATGGCGCCATCGAAAGGGAGGTCGTTAAACAAAATGACGTTGTGTGTCTAGATGAGTCCCATCTTGGAGGACCAGCACAAGTGCTCTCCGCGTTCCTTCTCCAGGATAGAGGCATTTGGTCGCTGAACCTCTCTGCGACGCCTGCCCCAGTTAAAGGACTTGAGCAGGGCTATGTTATTGATGCGACTTCGCGTGTCACGAAGAAACACAGGTCGCCTGTCGTCGAGTTCCCTGCAAGCACGTCAGCAGTGACAATGCTCCAGCAGATGAGAAACGCGACTGAAGTCGACGAGCGGGTTGGCTTCTCGCACAAGGACATGTCAGAAAGGCTGATTGTATCTATACCGTCCACCCGACAAATCGCCAAGTTTGTTGCCGCTGTTGACGAGCTAAGAAAGTCAGACCCTTCCCTCCCCAGAGTTTACGAGTTCTCAAGGGCGACCGTGGATGTCGAACGAAAGGAAAGGGAGGCCTACATGCAAGGTGGTAAGTTCATTCTTGCCGCAACTAGGATCCTGGCAGTCGGGTACGACGTGAAGCCTGCCGCATATGCCGTCATTGACACAGGCCACTTCATCAATGAGCATCAAGGCCAACTAACGAGGGCCGTCAACTCCACGCACACGCAGATGCAACAACTCCATGGTCGTGTTGGACGAAATTCGTCCGACAGGCCAGGGCTCGTTTACTGTACGGAGAATGCAGGAACAGGGACACCAAGCCAAGAGTATGGGTCTCCGTCCTACTACGTGCATGGACGTGTCGCCAACGCCATTGGAGTGCCTGCGCTACTGCCTCTACCCTGGACGGGGTTGTTCAAGTCTTTTAACTACTTCGACATACTGCCGGAGTTCGCGACAGACCCCGTCCAACGTCATAGTCTAAGGTTTGCCTTGTTCGCGGCGCTCTCAGGAGTGATGGAGAGAGACCTCCCCGGCTTCTACGCGCTACATGCGGAAGAAGGACACCCTCTTCCACGACACTACGAGTGGATGGAGGGCCACATCGCGGCAACCCTTGATCCAGCTCTCGGCATGCTTCCTTGGCCCGCCGTCTATCACCTGTTGCAAAAGAGGCCGTACGAAGCCTCTGTTCAGTCAAACCAGGTGACAGACTCGCAGGAAGGAAGAATGCCCCAGACAAGAAGAGTGTCACTCGTGTATCCGCGGGCTTCAAAGTGGCGGTCTTATCAGGACTGCCTCCGCATGTCGAACATGCCGTCGGCCAAAGCCAATGTCGTCGAGAATCATCATCTCTTCAAGCAGATTGTCGTCGAAAGACAAAAGGAGCTGGATGAGGCAAAGAAACTACAACTGGCCGAGGTGGCTGGAAAGTCCAACACAAAGCCGTCACTTGCAACCCAAGTGAGAACACAAAGGGCGGCGGGAAGGCTCGCGGGAGCCAACGCCGCCAAGCACCACTATGACAGCCTTACAGAAAACGCGGCGGTACAAGCAGCAAAAGTGGGCGTGGCCGCCCAAACATTGTACCACGTAGACGGGGCACAAGTGGTTGGGACCACGACCGGGAAAGTCGTTGGAACCAAACCGTTGCCGCAGTTCCTTCCCTCGCTCCCGGCTTCAACTCCCGAACGCACCGTGCGCTATGCACGGGAGTTAGCACGACAGAAGCAAGAACAAAAACCGGATGAGTGGGAGGAAGTAGACTGGGCGACAAAAGACACAGGCGCACTGGCTTATCTTAAAGCGCACTTCGGTGAACTAGCTCGGAAGGTAGGGTCTGGAAAGTCCTATAAGTTGCTAAGGCGTCGTGGAGGCCAAAAGAGTTACTCGTTCCTCTGGTGCGACGAACGGCACATTGTGCCGTGTTTTCCGCACCGGAGGAGCGCAGAGCTCCGCGGTCCTTCACCAACGCCGAGGCGGCCTAGGTCAGTAGAGCGCAGGCGACGGTCGCCGTCGCCTGCCGTTTGTCCGCAGCCCCCCCCGCCGCCAGCGCCGCCACCACCCCCTCCTCCAGAGGGAAAGGGGAAACAACAGACAAGGCTAGACTTTTCGAAGTCTGCCTTGTTCAATAAAAATAAAGACAAAGATTGGGGGAGTGGCACCAACGGACAAGGTGGGTCCTCAAAGAGGACTCGCCTTGACAGTGAAGTAACCAAGTACTTGGGGACGAAAGCAGACAGTTTTGCTGAAGCGACGCAAGTCGCCTACGGCGCGTACTGTTATGCACAGACACTGTCGTCAGCACATGTCGAACCGTTCGAGGTTTGGCATGCAATGATGCTTGAGTGAAAGACGAGGAATCGGCGTGGGGCTCCCGATAGAAATAAATAAGCCTGAACCAGAGTCAACTGGTCGTCACAAAACCCACATGTCGTGTGGTTCTTCTCGCAACGTGCGGACTTCCACTTTATTCCGTGTACGACGAACGGCCCTAGGGTCGTGTTTTCCGTAGTGGGAATGGTGTGAAAGGACGTCAACGTGCAGGAGAGTCCTCACCGGCATGTGGTTTTCAGTCTTCAAACTTCTTTTCTTCTAATGGGGCAAGCCCCTCGCGCCTACACTTGTAGAAAAGCGCGTACCAGCTGTGTTTATGAGTTAAGCCTCTTTAAAAGCTGTACTGACAAGGGTTTTGTTGGACCCTGTGGATCCGGGTAAGCCCGTTATAGCTGTACACAGAGGCAGGGGGTGTCCTCCCCCTGCCTTGCTTTCCTGCCTGTAGAGTCCCATGTGGTAACAGGACCTTCAAGATGAAAGCTGCGCCTACAAGGCGTCCGACGTTAAAGAAAATAACTATTCGTAAGAGCTGCAATAATGCCACGTAAAATACGGATAGAACAACGGCTTCTGCTTTGCAGAAAGGGATCAAGGAGCAGCTGCAATGCGTCTCCTCGGTCGACCACCATACAAGCTACTTGCTTTGTAAACGATAATCCCTGGGGCCTTACCAGTCCCAGTAACGGTTTCAAGTAGCCTAGGTACTCCCTTGGGAGAGACGTCGACAAGAGAAAATGTTTGCAGTAGTATTATCAAGAATTGCTCTTCAGTTCCGATCTTGCTCGCTCTTCGTTTAGAGCAGCAGTCTGCCGGTTGAATCAACAACGTTGGAGACTTGTAGCCACAGATTTCGCCCCTCTTCGTTCTCTTTGTCAA